ATTTCAGGTGCTGACATTTTGGAGGCTAAATCGTCTCCAAAAACACAACTGGTAGGAGTTCGTCTTACAGCAAAGCTATGCAGGAAGCATAGTATTGCGAAAGATAATCTCAAACCCATTTGTGTACCGCGTCTCACAGCGAAATCTGACACTAATATTTTAGTACCATTTTCTTCTACAAAGAATTCTCGAAAAGGTATAATCTTTTGTTGTCGAAGTTTTTCAGTTAACTCGGAAACAATCATAGATGTTGATCTTAGATTATCCTTGGTTAGAACTGCAGGTTCTCCATCATAGTAAATGAATTCTCCTTTATCATCATAGAGCTGTTCCACCGTTAACCACTCTAGAGGATTATATAGGATACGTTCTTTTTCTACGACCGAGTACTGCATTTCATCTAAAGATATAAGATCACATCTTGATAGATTGTCCTTTGTCCACATATCATTCCAGTTGTCACTATCGAATATCTCATTTTCTTTATCAGATCTAAGGACAGTACGATAGGTATAGTCCTTGTAGGTCGAGGATTTTATTCGAATGTAGCGTTTACCTGCCGTGTCAATAGATGATTTTGCTAAGGCACGTTCAGTTGTTGTGAATTCTAACAACGTTGACAGGCGATCAATGACAATACGAGCGTATACTGGATCGATATAATCTGTTGAGTCTTTACAGTCTGATTCGTAATTGAAGGTGCCGGAGGTATCTGGACCGAAGATCCTATCCCACAAGAGTTTAGAACCTATCTCCTGTGTTGATTTTGAATCTGATCTAAGGTAAAATCCTTCTCTTATGCCGGGGATGAGTTTTAGTAACTTAATGCACATATTGTTAGCTCTGGATAATCCAGACGTTGTGCGAGCGTTTGTTTTAGTTACTACACGGTATTTGCAACCGCGTTCCGGGATTACTTCAGGTACCAACATAGTTTCGAAATCGTTGGAATTGATTAAATCTTTTTCAACGATATTCCACCATGTTTTTAAATCTGGTTGTTCACAATTTTCATCCGGAAATTCATCTCTTACTTTCCTTCTGTAATATTCATATGCGCCACCCTTGGTTCGGGGAACTTCGATACATCCTGATAGATTAAAGTTCGGTTTTGTTTTCTTTTTGATGTAGTCGATTGCACGGGGTGGTATTGTGTCAAATAGCTTGCTTAAATGTTGATCTAGGTCGTGG